AAACTTTGAGCTCAGTGGCAAAGGATATGCTGGAGGCCCAGGTAGATCAGGCCGTATTTCACATGCAGCAGCCGCTGATGCACTAGCCCTAGAAAAAGAAGGTGAATACACAATTGCTAGCGTATTAAGACAACCGCTTAGGGGATAATGTCTTTCAAGCTAGGTAGTGAGTCGAGAAAAATACGAAACTCATCTAACACACCTATATTTAGAAAAAAGCTAGAGGATGGCGTTATAGCAGAAGCTAATATGGACGGTAGCATCTTTGTTGACCAAAGTGTAGATCCCAATTCACCTATGTTTAGAACAGCTATAAAGCACGAGCAAGAACACCTTGACCAAATGTCGGACGGTAGAGCTGCATATGGTGACAACTGGGTTATGTGGGAAGGAAAAATTTACTTTAGAAAAAACGGATATATAGATGGTCCTAATGGTAGATGGCCAGAAGGAGACGAAAACCATCCATGGGAACAAGAAGCTATAGCAGCAGAAAACGAATAATAACATGCCAACAACAACATCGAGATTAGTAGTATCAAGTACAGATTTATTATCTAGTACTTTATCTATAGACGCCACAGCGACGCTAACGCAAGCGGGAACTAGCACAGCTATTCCAAATACATCGGGTTTAGGTGTAACGAATAATGGTTCGTCTACATCTATATATACATTGTACCCAGAGGCTAACTATGGAAATGGTGGCGCTCATAAAGTGTATCTTAGAAACGCTAGCACAACAGCAGCGGAAAATTTATTAATAACAATAGGCTCGCAAGTAGTAGGCGCGTTATTCGCGGGGGATGTTGCGTTAATTCCTTGGAATGGAGATACTGACTTTAAAATAACTCCAAGCGCAAACAATATCAACCTAGAGCACGCAATATTCTACGAATAAAAAAAAGAAAACATGGCTTTTAAACTTAAGGGTGGAAAAAACCCAATGCAAAAAAACTTCTCGTCACCAAATAAGCAACGACCAGAGGTTCAAACTCAAACTGACATACTACTAAGCGCGCTTCAAGGCTACGGAGGTGGAGAAGGAAGTGAAAACGCAGGTCTTTACGACGACCTAGCTAAAACTGCAGGATACCGCGAATCGTCAAAAGAAAAAGCGATTGACAAAGCGATGCATGAGAAATATGGTGACTTTGATGATCCCGAAGCAATGACTGTCCCCCAGGCATACGCGCACGCGCAATTTTTGAGGGACTCTGCTAACGTTGACCCTGAGGAGCAACCATGGTACGGGGAAACAAGCGACGAAACCAAACAAGACATGTTTCGTGAAGCTGCCGATCACATTGAGAGAGCTGAGGAGAGAGCGCGTAACGAGGAGCTTGCTACTAGAGAAAAAGAAGATCTTCTTGCGGAATACGCGAGCGAGGGTGGTGGAATGGGTGATGCTATTAACGAGATGATAATGGATCAAACTATAGCTCAAAAGAGATACGATAGAGACAAGCAGAGAGCTGAAGACACGCTTGAAAGAGCTGAAACCGCCGCGGAAGAACGAGGATTTTTTGAGTTTGGGAAGAAAAAGAGAGACAAAGAAAAAATAGCTGCTGCTGAGGAAGCGGTATCTGCGTTTGAAAAGTCGTCTGGATTCAAAATGAAAGGATCTCACCACTACGGAAAGAAGAAAAAAGTGTAAACAATGGGTGTCATAAAACCAACATTATCATTAGTAGCAAACGCTAGTTCCGCGTCAGTAGATGCTGGGCCTTTGAGCGTTGCATTATCATTATCTGCAACAACTCCGCTAACAGTAGATAGGGTTGTATCTGAAACTAAAGTTCTTGGAACTGGAACAGCGTTGGTATTAGATGGTAGCGTGCTACTTGATATCGATAGCGATACTGGAGCACCTGGTTCTCATGGTGGATTTGTGTATATGAAGAACGCTACAGCTAGTGATCTTGATATTTATGTTGCATTCGCTGCTGATGGAACTTTAGAAGTGTTGGGGAGCAATGATGATCCGCATAGATCGTTTACATTAAAGCAAAACGAGTTTTGTTTTGTACCTTGGGACTGCACTGGAGATATAGTAGCTTCGGGAGAAGGTGCTACTACGCTAGAATACTGGTTCTTTAACAGAGGATAATATATATAAGGAAACTCCTTATACCATTTAATACATAAAACCAATAAATATGACCTATTTATACTACAAAACGTCGACTTCGACGCACACTATGAAGCCAAATAAACAAGAAATAGACGAGTGGACGCACATGTCTGCAAAATCTAACTGGCGAATCACACAATTACCCAACGGATACTACCAAACAGAGGTATCTAACCCACAAAACGAGGAAAGTTGGCACGCAGTTACACGCAGAGAGACGCTAGAAGGCGCAGAATCTGCAATCGATGGCAGTATTGATCACTTTTCAAAAAAATTAGAGGCTACAAAAGGGCCTAAAGTTGTAAAAACATTCTAAAAACAATAATATGGCATTTAAAATGCATGGCATGACGTTTCATGACCATACAAGAAACGAAGCGCTTGGCGGCGTGAGCCACTTGAAGCAGAAGAATCAAAGTAGAATCCCTGTTCCTGATTCGATGGAGGTGGGTAGTCTAGTTTCTGAAGACTGGCTTGACTCTCAATTTAAATTAAAGGCTGGTGATGATGCGACATTTCCACAGCTTAGCGTGCAAGACTTCTCTAAAGTACTTGAAGACAGTAAAGGAAAATACGTTAGGAAACTAAAAGACACAGAATCTTATAGATAATGGCATTTAAGTTAAGATCAGGCAATAAAACAACCTTCAAAGAGATGGGTTCGTCTAGTCTTAAGCAAACTGATGTTATGACACAAGATGAGCTTAAGAAAAGTCTAGGTGTCACCGATATGCCCGCAGAGAATTACGAAAAGTATCTTAGGAATAGAGGCGTAAATGTTCTTCCCTCAGCAGAGATAACTACTCTTTCGGACGAAAGCTACGATAAACTATCTGATGCGCAAAAACAAGTATACGATGCTTTTGGTGGTTATCAAACTGCTAAGTACAAAAACAAGTTTGTGCCTGGAGGAAGATCAATTAATAGAATGCGTAGAGAAGACGACCTTCATTGGGAGGACGCTATACGAATGGTTGAAGACTCTGGTGTAGAAAATATATATAACACTCCTGAACAAACACGCGATGTGTATGGGAAAGCAGTAACGAACCACCCAATGAATGAGCTTGGAAAATTTAGAGCTCACGCGAGGGTTCCGTGGGATTCTGGAGGGAATATATTTATACCAAGCATTGACGCGCACAAAAGACAGTTCGAACATTGGAATACCAAGGGCGCAGGGAGGAGTGATGAAGAGATTCAAAAACACTCGCTAGATAGTTACGTTGGTGACCTCACGGCTGAGTTAGGGCATCTTGTCCAAAGGAATATAGAAAACGAAAACGTCGAAGGAGGCGGTTATAGAGGTGCGGCCAAACGGGCTTATGCTTCAAGGGATGCTAGAGCGAAAGCGCTGGGTTATACTCCAGACCATTCTAACTACCGCATGCCAATAGACTATGAGTTTCAGACCCATTTCGGCTCTGAAGGAGGAGAGTCTACGATGTTTGACAGATACAATCTTGACGCTAGAATGCGTAGGATGTATCCTAGTTTATTCAACAAAAAGAAATAACAATGTCGTTTAAATTAGATAAACCCGCAACGTTTAGCGTTGATGGATATAAAAGAAACTCAAAAGACGTAAATAATAAACAAAATATAATCGCCAGCGGGGATATAACTATGGAAGACGTAGATTTCCCTGTTCATGGTGTAGATAACTTAGGTAACGAAAAGATTATGGAACCAGGTAAAGACTACAGCTTTCCAGGTGATATAGTATTAGAGACACCATTAACAAAAAAAGAAATGCCGAATTTTGACGAAGGAACAAATAAGTTCAAAATGGGAGGATTCCCAATGATTGAAGGGACTAAATCCCACTTAAAGCAAAAATCTGACTTTGATAAAGCGTTTGCAGACGCTAGAAAAGCAGGTGAAAAAACATTTGAGTTTACAGGATCAGACGGTAAAACTAGACTTTACAACACTGCTTATGAAGGAGAGGGTACTGTTGTAGACACTTCATCTATTACTGGTAAGTCATCTATTGGCGTACAAGGTAAAAGCGGTGATCAGCAAGTTCTATACCCAGGCCCCGGTGGACACGTAGCTCCTTGGGCTAGAGAAGAAATGAGCAACGACGCACTAACTAACGTGTTGGATATTCACGATGTTGATACTGGTAAGTACGAGGGAACTCAAGAAGATATGAAGAAAAGAGTGGCTGAGGATTATTCGGGTAAAAACAAGTAATCATGGCGTTTCAAATGCAAGGTTCAGTTTTTGCTAAAAAACCTATAAAATACGACGAGGATAAAGGCATGGAGTATGTTATGCACAAAGGTAAAAGAGTGTATGGCAGCTGGAACGAGTTTGAACCCAATCAAAATAACAAAGTTAAAACCAGAGGTCTTAGCAACCACATCATTGAAAAAGACGGTGAACTATACGTAAACGAAGCCACTTGGGATTCTACGCTTAGTCACAATAAATAAACCAAAACACTATAATTTAATTTAATACAATATGGAATATAACTTGCCTAGCGAGTTGGTAAAGAATTTAGACTTTGGCCAACCCGCTAAACAAAAAGTAATTGCTGGTGCTAAAAAACTAGCTAAAGCCGTTAAATCCACACTTGGCGCATCAGGTAAATGCGTAATTTATGAAGATGGACGCGGCAAACCGGTCATAACAAAAGACGGTGTAACCGTTGCGGAGAGCGTAGTCTTATATGATCCGGTAGAAAACATGGGCGCGACCCTTGTGAAAGAGTCAGCGAGAAACACTGTTAGAGAAGCTGGAGATGGTACTACCACAGCTACAGTGTTAACAGAGGCTATCATAGACGAGCTAGACGCTGCTATGGCTGACAATACTATTAGATCCTTAAAAGAAGGCGTAAACTCTGGTCTTGAAAAAGTTATGTCGTTTTTAGATGACATGGCTATAGATGTAGAAGGAGACATGCTTAAGTCAGTAAGTTCGATATCTTGCAATAATGACGAAGAGCTTGGTAGTATTATAGCGGAAGCTTACGAAAAAGTAGGTAAACACGGAGTCGTATTAATGGAAGGCTCTGAAACAGAAGACACTATTGTAGATGTCGTTGATGGCGTGCAGTTACAATGCGGCCTAACATCCCCACACTTTATTACTAACACAGATAAGCACGTAGCTGAGCTAGAAGAGCCTCTAGTTTTGACAGTTATGTCTGAAATACCTAATATACGTAAAATACAAAATGTACTAGAACACGTTATTAAAAAGGGTAGAGCTTTACTTATTGTAGCTCCTGTAGCGCAGCAGGTTAAAGCGGCTTTAATGATGAATAAGGTTAAAGGCAATATTAAAGTTAATATTATTGACCCACCTGGTTTCGGTCCAACTAGAGCTGACTCTATGGAGGACGTTGCTATTATGACTGGCTCTACGGTCATTAACGAAGAACTAGGTGATGATTTAGATCTTATAAGTGTGGAACATTTGGGTGAAGCCGACTTTGCGGTAACAAACGACAAAACAACTGTTTTAACAATTAGTGAGGTACGCGAGGATTTGCAAGATAGAATAGAATCTATAACAAAGCAAATAGCCCAAGAAGAAAACGGCTTTATAAAAAGAAAATTAGAAGATAGACTAGCTACTATTTCAGGCGGAGTGGGCGTAATTAGGGTAGGTGCGAATTCAAAAGTAGAGCAAAAAGAAAAAAAGGACAGGGTTGAAGACGCTATATACGCTACTAAAGCTGCGTTGAAAGAAGGTATTGTACCTGGTGGTGGTGCCGCCTTATATTGGGCTGCTCAAAAAATTTCTCCCGCAAACGCAGGTGAACAAGCGTTATTAAACTCTATTGTAGCTCCATTTAACACTATATTAAGCAATGCAGGTATTGACGCTTCTAATTGTGAAAACAAAGACAATTGTGGAATAAACGTTATCACTGGTGAGTGTGTTAACATGATCGATGCTGGAATTGTGGATCCAGTGCTCGTAACTAAATCCGCACTTAAAAACGCGGTAAGTGTAGCTAATACCATAATGTCCGCTGATTGTGTAATATCAAACGTAAGAGTAAATGAAAGCAATTAATGATGTCGTAGTAGTTAAAGACATAAAGGGTGAGCAGAAAAAGATTGCTGGCCTTATAATGACTGAAGATACTGACACTGAAAATAGATATAAAAAAGCCGAAATAATTACATGCGGCAATCTAGTAGAGCACGTGGAGCCTAGTAACATCGTTTTTTATGACAAGCACTCAGGGCATAGTATATCTTACAATAATAGCATTTATAAAGTTATAAGGCTTAGAGATATCGTGTTAGTTGAGTAATTACTTCGCTTAACGTGTAATATATATAATAGAAAGATGCGAGTAACAGCTCAAGATCTACGAGACATGAATCTCCTTAAGTACTACAGGCTTACGCGTAAGTGGGCTTGCAAGACTTATGGATTAACTGATGCTGATCTAGAACTGCTTATATATCTAGACCATAAGGGTAGATTTACCCGTAATGAGTTTATCGAGGGTGCCTACACATATTCTTGGGATAAGAAAAGGTGGGAGAAACTCCGATCAGCTGGCTGGATAGAGGTTTGGCGACATAGAAATAGAAAAACTATCAAGTACTCTATATTTAAAACGTCATTTAAGTGCTCTCAGTTAGTTAGCAGGATATACCGCATCCTATTGGGCGAAGAAGATATGCCAACTTCTGAGCGAAGCGTTTTTTATAACAATACATCATACACAGACAAGGTTTATAACAAAGCTATTGACGATATGATACGAGATAAAGACAGATAATATGTTTGAGATATTTAAAGACAATAACGAATGGAACGAGAAAGCAATAGTTGGATTTGTAGCCTTTGCCCTTATGGTTCTGGTGATGCTTGCGGATACTGTATCTGGAGCGGTAGGTAAAGATTTAGTAATTAATGAATTTGTATACAACTCTTTTGTATGGGTGGTTTTAGGATCGTTTGGTATCAGCGGTGTAGAAAAATTCGCAAATAAAAACTAACATGGCATTTAAGATGAAGGGTCCGTGGCTTAAGTCGTTCCTAAAACAAAAAGACTACGAAAAAGAAGGTTATGGTGATTTAGCTTTAATTGAAGGCGCTAACCCAAGCGCTAGCTATGCAGATCCTGTTACACCTGATTGGTCTGGTGTAGGCGAAGCTTTAAGTGATGCCATAGTTAACGCGGGTGTGTTTGCCGCTTCAGACGAAGGTCATCTTAAAAGAGATAAGCGAAAAGCTAAAAGACTAGGCGTTGATCCTACGGAGTTTGTAGAAGAGGAAGGTTTTGAGTTTAGCGAAAATGAAGAGCCTACCCCACCCAGCAAAGATCCTAAAAAACGTTTTGAGGAACTGGAAAAAGACATTGAATTGAGCGAGCGTAAAGGATAATGAATGTATTAAGTAAAATATTTTCCGGAGGAGCTGCGGATTTAGTTGAAGGTGTTGGTAACGCTCTCGACGGACTTACCACGTCTAAAGAAGAAAAGCTAGAAGCTAAGCGTAAAATAAAAGAGCTTGTAGCAAACTACGAAGTCGAGATGGAAAAGAATATAACATCTCGTTGGGAGGCAGATCTTAGGTCTGACTCTTGGCTTTCAAAGAACGTAAGACCTTTAACACTCGTGTTTCTAATAGTGTGTACGATGCTGTTGATATTCATTGACGCGGGCGCGATAAACTTTAATGTAAAAGATTCATACGTAGATCTTTTACAACTTGTATTAATAACTGTGATTGGCGCTTACTTCGGCGGTAGGTCACTAGAAAAAGTAAAGAAGTAAAATTTAATTTAATTATGGGAAAAAAGAAAGAAAAGATCGTAGATCTAAAACCTAACGTGGACAAGATTTCTGACGAACATCTATCAGAACTTCAAGCTGTTGTAAACAAGATTAACAATATTCAGTTTCAAGTCGGTGGGCTAGAGACTAAAAAGCATGCAATGCTACACGAGTTGGCGGTAACTCAAGATAGAGTTGCGATTATGCAAGACATGCTGCAAAAAGAATATGGTACTTATGATGTTAATTTATTAGACGGCTCAATCAACAAAGCTGAGCAAGATGGATAATATAATAAGAAAAATCACAATAGGTAAAGACTACAAGAATGATGCAATGCACTACGCGGTAGGCCAAGAAGTTTACGGAGGACACACGATATGCGACATACTTGAAAGGGAAGATAAATATTCTGTATACATACAAAAAGAAAACGTAGTTATACCTTGGAAAGATTTTAACAAGAATATGGCGATATCTGTAGAATATAACCTTGAATATATATGAGATCACTATGGGACTTTATAATTAAACCTTCTGGATCTAGATATAACAACGTTAGAAAAGTCGACGAAGATAAAGAATTAATTATTAACTCCGAAATATCAAACCATCAGTTTGTTAATAGAACAGCGATTGTTGTTGAGGTTCCAGTAGCGTTTGAAAGCGAAGTCGAGAAAGGAGATGAGATTATAGTTCATCACAATATATTTAGGAGATGGTATAATGTAAAGGGTGAAGAAAAAAATAGTAGAGCTTTTCTACACGACGATAAGTATTTAGCGCAAGTTGATCAAGTTTATTTGTACAAAAAAAATAATACTTGGAATTGTTTTGATGGCTACTGTTTTGTTCAGCCTATTAAAGACAAAAGCGTGTTAAATACTAATACTGAAAAACCACTTATGGGTATAGTTAAATACTCTGACGGTACTGTAGATATAGGTGATTTAGTTGGGTTTATGCCAGATAGCGAGTTTGAGTTTGTTGTCGAAGGCGAAAGAATGTATAGAGTGTTATCTAAGTTTATTACAATTAAATATGAATATCAAGGAGACGAAGAAGAATATAATCCAAGCTGGGCACAAAGCAGTTGAGGAATTAATCAAAGTAGCTAAAGAAGCGATTGTTGATTCTGACGACGATATATCGGCTGATAGACTTAAAAACGCTGCTGCTACAAAAAAGCTTGCGATCTTTGATGCTTTTGAGATATTAAACAGAATCCAAGAAGAAGAAAACATTTTAGAGGGCAAAGAGCCTGAAGAAAAGAAAGAAAGAGTATTTAAGGGTTTTGCTGAGGGTAGATCTAAATAATGTACGAGCAGACTTTATATAAGATAGTTGAACCTATAAAGAAAATCACGCTTACCAGACTTAATAGAGGTAAGAAGTGGAGGTACGGTTATAACAAAGAGCATGATATAGTTGTTCTTTCGCATAACGGAGTTATAGGTGAAATATACGAAATACAAGGATTCAAGATAGCTTTACCTAAAGCTCCTAAAAACGTATTTAAACACGAGAAGAACAAGTGGGTGAAAGCAGAATACCCTAAAGAACTATCTCGTATTAAGAACATATTTGACTGGAGAAACTATCCAGACGAGCAAAAAGAAAAGTGGTACGACTATATTGACGAAGAATTTAAGCGTAGAGAAGAAGGATTCTGGTTTACAAACAATGGAGTACCAACATACATAACAGGTACACACTACATGTATCTGCAATGGAGCAAGATTGACGTCGGAGCTCCAGACTTTAGAGAGGCGAACAGACTATTCTTTATATTTTGGGAGGCCTGTAAAGCTGATAAGAGATGCTATGGGATGTGCTACCTTAAAAACCGTCGTTCAGGTTTCTCGTTTATGTCGTCAGCTGAAACAGTTAACTTAGCCACTATATCAAGTGATAGTAGATATGGGATACTCTCTA